AGGAAATGTATTAGTAGGAGACTTCTGTGGATATTTATCTCTACCATACAGTCTAATTTTTGTTACTTCTTCATCTTTATATGACTTTTTTAATTTGGTATAAACTGCAAATGAATTAGAATCTATAGGGTCTAAACTCCCGGTACTAAAACTAGATTTATCAAAGTACATTAATAATCTAGGAACATATATAGTATGAGTATCTCTACTAAAGAATCTAACATATCCTCCAATAGCTGCATCTGATTCATTGTCGTCAGAATATTTTAAAATAAATCCATAATTAGGAACTGTATAACCACCACTTCCGGATATCCATAATTTAACAGCATTTGTTACGTCAATATTGATATCAGTAGGTCTTACTGACGTATCATTTAAATTAGAATCATCAAACGATTGTGAATATAATGTAACACTACCACTTTGATTTGCAGATCCAGATTCATATAACCAACTACCACCTTTACCAGATCCAGATATATATAATGTACTTCCAACAGGCATATTAGTATCTTGGCTACTAGAAATCCAAGAATATGAACCAGACTTTGGTTGATTCCAAGAACATCCATCTATTATTGCTGTATCAACATTTAAAAATCCTGTGCCATTAGTCCAATCTTGTCCAACTACATTGGCATCAATTGTAAATGATGAAGGTAAATTTTTTGCATGAGTAGTATATAATTGTAACATAAATTTACAATCATTAACAGTTTTGTCATATTTTGTAAGTGCTGCAGATACATCAGACATATCAAATTTTATTAATGATCTAGATAATGAATAACTAGATGTAACAGCAACAGTTAAATGTTTTCCTACTTCGAGTATTTCATCTATACCAGTATTGTAAGTAGGTTTTGCTTCATATAATGTAGAATCATTGGATGGATATATTATTTTGAACATAATTTTAGTCTTTTTAAATAAATATTAAATTAAACACTTACTACCCTACCTTTTATATCTTTATTTAAAAATTTAATTTCAAATATTGCTGGATCTAATGGAGGATAAATAATTCCTTGTTTTGTAGCACTTTCTAAATCATATACATTTCCAGAATAATTATCAGCTGTATTAAATAGGTTTTTAAAGTCTAAATCTACAACAGATTGAACGCCATCTATATTTCCTAATATATTCATTACGTCTGACATAATAATTGGTTGATTAATCTGCCATTTGTCAATTGAAAAATACTCTTTTAATTCATTAATACAAAGTAATAAAACTTCGTTACTATTATAATTTGAGTTAACTGTTATTTCAAATTCAATTCCAATATTAACAATAAATGCATTTAATATATTAACTGCATCAGTTAATATTCTATAATAATCTAAATAATTTTTTAAATTAGTTTTAACTGCGTCATTTAATGATGTTAAATTATTATTATTATCAACCCCTAATACATATAAATTCATAGCTAATGGATTTGGAATTCTTGTTGTTTCCATTTGATTTTGTGATAATTGATCGTCTGGAACTATGTAAGCTTTTGCAACACTTCCAAATTTAGCTGGCATTGAATAACATCTAATAATATAATCATCTTTAGTAACTAATCTATTTTGAGTAGCAAAATTAGATAATGCATTATTTTTTATATCTTGCAATGTATCTGCAGATTTACCACCTCTAGCAGGAGATTCATTAGTAGTGCTTATACTAGATTTAACAAAATTAACCATGGCTGCACTAGTTGTAGCATTAGGATCATCATCAAATTCTATATTTTCAACTTTTGTTAATACAGAAGAAGCCACATTATCTGAAACACCGCCTCCTACTGTATATGTAATAGTTAATGTAGTATTTGCTGGTGCTTGTCCGTATGCTCTAGTATATAAAAAATTAGATGGATCTATATCAACATCTATAGGTCTACGAAATGCAGCAATACCATTTCCAACGTTATCTGGATTTGGAATAATTTCTTCATCATTATTATCTGATATACCTGCTCCAAATTGAATTTCCATTTTTTTATCACTTCGTAATCTAGTAATAAATCTTTTAGATGTTTTTAATAATTTTAATAAACTAGGACTAGAACTTCTATATTGAGCAAAGTCAGGATCATTTTCTAATAAGTTAGGTACATCTCTAAATATTGTATCTTGTGCTAAATATTCAACATGATACCAATTATCACCATCTGACTCTTGACATGATATAATATCAATAACATTAGTTTCATCTAAAACTATTTTATCATACTGTTTTGGCGAAGTAAATGTAAAAGTAGCAGTTTTAACATCTCCAGATACTACCTTTGCTTTTTTCTTTAATAAATAATATGTAGGCTGATTTGTTACTTCATCACTTTCGTAAACAGTAACTTCTGTTGTATTAAATGATGAGCTAAAAGTAAAATCTATAGAATCTAATGTTCTAAATTCTGCAGCTCCACCATCTTCTTTTACTTGCATTCCAGGTTTAATTGATAATGCATAAGAAAAGTCTGGAGAATTATTAACTCCACTACCAGTTGATGGAACTAATTGAAATACATTTAAATCTGTATATGCTGGTATAGCATTTTTTGATTTATATCCTAATGATCGAGCTAAATCATATATATTTTTTCTTTCAGATGCTTGTTCTAATAACGACTCTTTAAGATTATTATCTGCATAGTAACTTAAAACATCTCCTACGTATGCTGACATTTCCATAAATAACATACCGGGTGATGATTCATTAAAATCATTATAATCATTAGGAAAATATTGTTTTGTAAAATCTATTAAATTTTTACGAAATTGACCAAAGTCTTTTCCTAAATATGATACGTCTTTTGTTACCTCCATAATATTTCCTATTCTATTTTAAGTATTCCATCTTGTCCAGCAAACACCGTTATTGTTTCTTCTGAATCTGTACCAGTTACGGTAAATTTAATTGATATTTTAATATTGTGTATCATAGTTGGATCATCTTCCATGGTAACAATAATTAATTCTGTAATATCTACATATGGTAACCAAAAATTTATTGCATCTGTTATAGTGGTATGTATAAAATCTTTTAAAGCATTTACATTTGGTTCAAATACTATGTTTAATAAATCTGTACCAAAATTTGGTTGTTCATACCGCTCTCCTTTTCTTGTTAATAGTAAACTTTTAACATTAGTAGAAGCTTGATCAAAAGTAGTAAATGTTTTTTTAAATATACCGGGGCTATTGAATGGAAATTTAACTCCTATAGCTCGATTAGGATTTTGTACATTTGTATCTACTTCGATTATATTATATGCCATTATCTATTTTTCTTTTTATCAATTGCTTTCATTAATGCAGAATAATCACGTGTCATAGCATTTGCAATTGCAGTATCTTGTACAGGTATATTTTGTCCTGTTTCTGCATCAATTACACTCGGAGCAGTATTTGATCGTATCGATCGTTGCATTCCAAAATTTTGTGCATTATTTGATGTCATGACAATATCTTCATTCATTAAATTCGCATAATCTGAAGGAGTAGTTGTTTCTTTAGTTACTTCAGTTTGATTTAAAATATTTGCAAATTTATTTTCTTTAAACATATTATGTTTTTTAACTGTTTTAGTATTTTTAACAATTTGTTTTGTTGTTTTCAAATCATTAACAGTTGATTGTAACCCTTCTTGTAAAATTTCAGTTAGTTCTTCTTTTATTACTTCTCTAACAGTTTCTTTTACTACTTTTTTTAAAACTTGTATAAATTTCTTTTGTTCCATAGTTCTTCTCTTTTTTATAAATATTAACTTTAATAATTTACGACGTCTGGCCAACCATTATTATCTTTTGGGCCATATATACCATTTCCGGTGGTATCAATATAATAATCTCCTGACTTTCCTAATTCTGCATCTGGAGGACCTGATCCATTATATGATTGAGCCGGTGCTTCTTGTAATGATGTCAATAAATCTCGTTGCGAATTAACTAATAATTCAATTGATTCAATTCTTGCTGTTATATCATTAATACCAACATTTAATTCTGAATAAAATTCACTTCCCATAGTATTATCATCTAATCTACTTCTTTTACTACCCCAAGCAACTCCTGTACCTGGATCAATTTCTCCATTCCATATCCATATATCTCCATTTGAATCAGTATATGGACTTTTAGGAACAGGTGGTTGTCCAGAAGGACTTCCTAAAGTGCCACTTCCTTGTACTAATAACCATTCTCCTGCAGGTTGTTTTTCCGGAATACTATCAGAAAAATCATAATCATCAATTGCTTTTTGTAAATTTTCATTAGTAACTAAATTTCCGCCAGCGCCATTTAAATCATCATCTCCGCATTTAGTATCTAATTTTATAGCAACAGATGCTAAATTACGTAATGTTGCTTCTAAAGATGCAGCCATTGATCCAGGAATAGTTCCTAATTGTTTAACAGCAACAGTAGCATTAGCTAAAACCATATTTTGTACTATTGCTAATTCAGCCATTAATGCTGCTTGTCCTACTATAGGAATTAAAAATATAGATGCTTTTATTGCATTAGCTATAGCTAATAATGTTTTTAATAATTTAATAATTTTTTCTATTAATGGTATAAGCTCCATAACTTTTTCTACCATTTTTTGAATATTTTTAATTCGTGCTAATAAATCTTGTATTGGTGGATAATCACATCCAACATCATCTGGTAACTTAGCTGCTTCAGAAATTGTAGCTTCTATTTCTGATTGTATTTTATTAATAAATACGTTAATTTGATCAACCAGCAATGCAACAGCTTGTGCTGGAAGTGCTGGTATTTTATCTAATGGGAACGAAACTGGCATTTTTATATATCCTTTTTATTTATCAAAATAATGTCTATCACTGTTTAGTTTACCTATATCAGTTAATATACTTATTAATTTTCCTTGTTGTAACGGTGCTGAAGCAATTCCTGCAGGGCCTATTACTCCTGCATTAATAACAGCAACTAAATCATTTAATATCATTTTTAATTTATCTCCTTTAACTAAAGGATGTCCTGCATTTTCAGCTCCTATACGTACTTCTGGCGTACCTAATGTTATTCTATTAGGACTATCTAATATAATAGAGTCTGTTTTAGCTCTTAAAATTATTCTATTCGCATCTCCAATTAACTGAGATGTTCTAAATTTAGAAACTGGTGAAGATTTTGTTGGATTTCTATATAATTTTAAATCAACCAATTGCTGCATAGATGTTAAATAAAAAGAAGATGCATCATCATTAAATGATTCTATAGTAAATTCTTTATTAATTTTATCAGTATGAGCATTTGATATTATTATTATAGGATCTCCATCTGTATTGCCTTGCCATGTTGGTTGTAAACTATATTTTCCATTATTAACAGTACTTCCTAATCTAATACTATTACTAAATCGTCCTTCTATTATAGTATCGCCTTCAAATTGTTGTAATGCAGAAACTTCTTTTTCTTTGAAAGATTCTCCTAATTCACCTTGTACTCCAGTTGCATTAACATTTGATGTTTGAATTTCAGAAATTCCTGGTAATGCATTATGGTTAATATTTGATTGTATACCATATGCAGGAAAATAATACCATTGTCTTCGATATTTATCAACCGTGCTAAATTCGTTAGTTCCTAGGAATACTAATACATGTTCTCCAATTAATGGTATATCCTTTAATCTTTGGTTAGCTGGTTTACATATTAATTCTTGTGTTTTTTCTTCGTCATATGTTCGTACTAATATAGTATAAGATGAATTTATATTATCTATATTATACTCATATGTTTCTAAAACATTATTATCTATTACTTCAGCTAATAAAAAACTAACCAGCATCATTTTTCTCCAATGACTCTTTTACATTGTTAATTTTTTCTTGTAGTTCTTTATCTTCATTTTGAATTTTATCAATTTCATCTGTTAATTCTTCTTCAAATTCAGATTCTGCAATTTTTAATAATTGATTTTTTTCATCATCACTTAATAAAGAATTTTCTCCAGTTATAGTTTGTTGAGTTGATATATAACGTTGAACTATAGCTGTTAATTTTACTAAATGATCATCATTTTTAACAGCAACATCTAAATACTCTTTAATTAATGGAACTATTATAGTAGCATCTGATGCAGTACGTATTAGTGGTTGTAATTGAGATATCAATTGATTAATTTGTCTATCTTTCTTTTTAGAATTATGATAGACATCTGACATTAAGTCAGAAAAACTTTTACCTTTAAATAAATGATCATTAACATCCATAATATGGATTCCTTTTAATATAAATATTAGAAGGGCAAATTCACGAACTCAGTTTGTTCGTATTCTAAAAATTTTGTTGAATATATATGTTTTAAAACTTTTATTACCTTTGTAATATTATTAGTTTCCAATCCAGTACGTTCCCTTATAAATACATATAATGCTTTTTTATTGAATTGCTCAATATTTTCACGATCTTCAAATATATGTAATATAGAATCAGCAACATGAATATCAGTTTGATTAGTAAATATAGAATTTATATTATTATAACAATATTCAACGTATGCATCCATAAAGTATTTTAAAGTTTCTGCCATTTCGGTATTATGCATTTCTGTCATAACATTTCGTTGCTCATCAATATTGATTGGTTCTGATTCTTTTTTTAGTTTTGCATATCCTTTTTGATTTTCAGCAATTAAATAATTAAATGAAGTTCTTGTATAATATGAATATGCTCTTCCTGCATTTGGATTAAACTTATCTAATCTAATAGTTAAATATGTAACTAAATCGGTTTGTAAATCTTTAAAGGATGAATCAATATATTCACACTTCATTTTATTAATAAGATTTTCTGATAACTTCATAAAAGCAGGAAATATAAATCTTCTATATATTTTTTCTTTTAATATTGTATTTTCATATGACCTATTATATGCTGATATAGATCCTTCGGTAATCTTAGTCCAATACCTATTTGACTTCTTCTTTTTTCTTCCCATTAAATTCTTTTTCTAAATTATCAATAACGTCTTTTAACATTGAAAATGTAGTACCGGCTTCATCGTCTTTTTCAAAAGCTCCAAGTCTATCAATTTCTTTCATTGCTTTATATGATTCATTTATTTGAGTATACATGTATTGACTCATATCTTCTAACTCTTTTGTATATTCTTCTAAATCTGAATATACGCCGGCTAAAATATATGCTCTATATATGAAATATACTACAATACCTGATAATAATACAATACATAATATTAATAAAAAATTCATAATTAATCTTCTTTAAAATCACTAAAAATATCCATTATTGATTTATCTATTTCTGGATTTTGTTCTGCTAAATTTTTAATAGCTGTTTTTTTAGTAGCTTTTGATTTTGTTGATACTGGCTTTGGTGAATTATTTTTATATGATCTCCATCTTTCATATTCAATTTGAGATGCCATATGATCTGCATGATGTAATAATAAAGGCAAATTAGTTTTTAATTTAGCTTGTGCCGATCTAGCAATAAAATACGGTTTATTAGCATCATCATATATACCATCATGTATTCTAATAGCTTGAAATTCATTCCAAGACATTTGAACTTGATATTTTTGAAGTAAATATATAGATAAATCTGGTACCATTGTAAATGGAATGTTTTCATTATGTTTATACATTCTTCCCATATTTTTTCTATGCCAATCTGATGTTTCAACTTGATATACTTCTCTTCCTTTTCCTGGAAATCCACATTTCCCTAAATCATGATGCATTGCTGCAAACATCATTTCTTCTTTACTATAACCAGACATATCAGATCCCATACTTTCCCACGAATCATATAATTTATTTACACAATCCATAACTCTAAGTACATGATCAATATATCCTCCTGCAAATGCATTATGATAATGAGCAACTGAAGAAGCAGGCATCATTACGATCCTTTCTTCATAATCATCATACATTTTATTTAATTCATAATTTCTTGTAGGAAATAACTCATTAACTCTTTTTCTATATTCTTCCCAATTGGATTTTATTTTTTCTGCTTCTAACATATTTTTATTTATATTATAATGAATTATTTGGAATATTCCAATATACCTTCTGCCATTTTAAATGTGCATAAAGAGCATATAACAGATAATGAAGTTGATGCAACTTGTACCATATTGTTACAATTTTTACATCTACATTGTAACATTTTTGTTGTTTTTACTTTTTTAATTGATTTTTTCATTTATTTTAATTTTAATATAACATTAACTGTTGAATATAATATTCCTACCAATATTGCAACAGCAAACATTATTTGGTTAGGTATTTCATTTTTAGTTGCTAATATAAATCCACTTAAAAATATTAGTTTTAAAAATAAACTAGCATATATTATAGAATAACCTATATTATTAAATTTTTTAAATATTTTTATTAGTAAATTTGTTAAGGTAACAAGAAATATTGATCCTGTTGCACCATACATAATTGATATTATCATGATTATTTGTTTTTATGTGATATGTTGTCCAGTTGCACGTTTTGGAGAAGATTCTTTTATTTCTTCTTCATAATGCAATCCTTCATTGCCATTCTGACCAATAATATCCATTCTTTTTTCAGCTTCTGCTTCAAGATAATCTTCAGTATCAGAATAAGGAGCTGCTGCAGCATCAGACGGATGTGGAGGCCTAAAAGCTTCTGGGTTACTATTTTTTATAACTTGTTCACCATATATATTTTTCTTAGTTGTCAATGACTTTATATCAAATGCTTTATTGGCAGCAATCAATAATACTATTGCTAAAGGATCGAACACAAATATGAATATCAATATAAACCAATTGACTACTTGATTCATTGGACGTTCTACTAATTCAGAAACATATTTTAAAGGACCAATCTCCGCAGTAACTGTTGAATTTGATTCAATATCTAATATATTTAAATCATATGACGTAATTGAGTCTGTTAATTTTTCAATCTTTATTGAAACATTATTACGTTCTATTTTCATGTCATTTAATTGAGCAGTTAAAACTCTTCTTGTAGAAGATGAAGTAGTTGTAATAATTTGATTTGTTTCTTTATCTCGATATTGTATTTTATTATTAGATAAACCTTTAGTTAATTCTGATATAGAATTAGCTAACATAATTTTTTCATTTGTATAACCATTTAATTGATCTTGAAATCTTTGTTTTTTCATTTCAATTACAGCTATTTGTTTATCCATTATAAATAAATCATTTGCAGTTGTTTGATATGCAGAAGTTAAAAATCCATATATACCTAGTGATGTTATAAACATTAAAATTACAACAGCACTAGTTAAATATGTTTTAAATAAGATATTAAGGTGTTTCCAATATCGATGCAAATAAGTTGCAGTTATTAGTTTAGAAGCTTCTAATGCTCCTGCCATTATGGCAACAGCTATAGCTTGAGCTGAAAATAACTTACTTATTCCAAATACACTATAATATGCAGCACTTACTGCTAATGTTAGTGATGATATTAATACCACATATGGAAATGTTCGTTTCATTCCCTATCGATAAAATATTTTGCAGAGTCTAATTTTCTTAAAGCTTCAGCTAAATTTGTTATTGCTGATCGAGGATCTATTTTTCCTGTTTCGATGCCTCTACCAACTGATTTAATGATTTCATATGTATCAGTTAAATCATCGGTTATTTTTTCTTTGTATTTGAGATTACTCATAACTATTTCTTTCTTACTTTTTAAATGCTAATAAAAATTCTCTAACAGCAAAACCAAATGCTATACCAGAATAAAATACATTTTTGTCTAATAATAATAAAACACCTATACCACCTATAGCAGCAGCTTTAAACCAAGATGAATTTACTATGTCTTTAATTTTTTTCATAATTTACTTTCTTTTATATAAATATTGGTAAAGTTAAATATTGGTATATTAATATAATATAATGAAAATATTAATAAGATCCGAGTATTTAAATAAATTTTCTTAAGAAATCTTTTTGTTTATCAATAGCAACTTCTAATTCATCATTTCTAGATTTTTCATTGCCTTTGACACTTGCATTTGAGTTGTTTGCATTGCCATTCCCAATACCATTCTTTGACCTAGATTTAGATCTTGAGTTTGATATTGTATTGCTACTAGATCCAGAAACTCGTTTCCTTGTTTTATTGTCATTTCGTTTTTTAGTTTCTGCACTTGCGGTAGGCTCATTATTTCGTTGATTCTTTGAGGCCTCGTAATCAATGGATCCGGCGTAATAACTTGAGTGCTCTTTAATTTGAAGGCCACAAGGATACGAGTAACCATTTCCTTGAACCATGTAACTAACTGTTTCATTGAATTTTTGTATTTTTGTTATATAACCCCATCCATTATCTCCCAGAAATTCATATTTAACACGATCTCCTACTTTGAATTGAGGTTTTTTAAATTTTTCTTGTATATATTTTGGAAACTTTTGTTTTTTCATTCTTCTACAATTTCAGTATCGCTAATTTCTATTAGAAACCATAAATAACCATCTTTACGTAAAACTACATCATGATCTATAATTGATTTCCAATATTCAATATTTTCATCTGGAACTTCACGAACTAGTCTTCGAATATTAAAACGTTTATCTTGATATTCAATTGTTGGTTGAATATATAGAGAATTGGTAGGTCTCATTATAACTTATTTTATAACTATTTGTTTCGGTGCTCTGTCTTTTGCATATGGAATACTAATAATTAGTAAACCTTTCTCCATACTGGCTTCTGCCTTGGATAAATCTAATTCCTTAGATATTTTCCAAGCAAAATCAAAGTCTCGTTTTGCTATTCCTTTATGAATAAAATCTCGTTGTTCTTCAACATCTTTTTGGTACTTTAT